ACCCCAAAAATCACCCAAAAAAAAAGGATAATTTAATTTAGCCGTAAGCGTTGGAGTACCTGCCATACGTTGTGCCGAATAAGTGTATTCTCCCAATTTGGCAGGCATATCGGAATTAGGGAACATTACCTTGTTCCCTTGCTCGTCGAGTTTATATATGTACAGGCTCTTCTTCTCCATTATTCGACAACATCAATCTGTTCTTCAATTTTTTCTACAGATGCATTTGCGGCATTCTCTTCTTCAATCCTCTTAGCTTCATCTGGTGTTGATTCAGTGTTCTTCTCAATAGCGGTCTTAGTTGAAAGTATTCCGGCTTGTTTCATTGAAATAAGCATATTGTTATATTCAGTAGCGCTAAACGGTTGCCAAATTTTGAATTTGCAGCTTATACGAAGCTTTGCAAATTCAGTTATCGCATTCGTGTTCTCTCCTTTCTTTACAAGTTCTTTTGCAAGTCCTTCCTTGAACAACCGCATCATCTTATCAGCGAAATTCTGCCATTCGATAACCCCTTGCTGAGCATTTTTCAAGTCCAAGTCACGGGTAAGCGTGATAGCAAGTCCGCTTATATCTCCGCTTGACTTGACATCTTTCGGCAAAAGGAATGTGCATGAAGAATTAATCTGAATCTTCTCAAACAAATCTTCCAAGGAATTAAGCATACCTTCCGGGCTTGGCGGTGCCTTAAATTCAGCACTACCATTCCCGTCCATGGACTTGTCTTGAAGGATTATATTTCCGGCAAGTTTCTTTGTCGTTTCGGATAAATTCCCTCGTATGTACAGGATTCCCCAACCATTACGTTTCTGAATGACAAAGAATATGTTGTATATAATCTCGTATATCTCAATAAGGCTTTGCGCTTTGTCCCACGCCACATTTCCACGCTTCGTACACAAAGGAATCTCACTGAACCCGTGCACTACTGGAGTTTCCCTTATCCATCCATCTTCTCCGGCGTTTTCTCCCGAATTGCGCATACGGTACATATACTTGTCATCGTAGCAGTCTATGTACTCCACACCGTTACTATCAGCATAGTAAACGCTTTCAAGAAGTCTGTCTCCGTTTTCGTCATTGTGTGATATTATAACATATCCGTCCTCATAACTCAACAAACGGCATTTTACTCTATTTTTATAGTCATAGTAGAAAAGTAATCCTGAATCCCCGGAAGCAAGCTGTGAACGCACTGCCTTTGTACGCCAACCGTCCATATTCCTATCGACCCAATACTCTTTGATAGTGGAATAGTTTTCTTTGTCTTTTTCAGAAGGATTGCCACCTCTCAAAGACAATACGCAAGGATTGCCACATAAGTAGATTACATGGCTCGCCAATATCTGCTCTTGCAACGCTAAAGAGGTACGTTGGAATTTTATTTCTTGATAACCTCCATTTTCCAGTTTCACACAAATGCTCGGAAGGTTATTGTCAAACAGAACGTCATGGCTCATAGGGTCAAGCTCTTTCAAGAACTTTTCCTGTGTGATAATATTCTTGCTCACTTTAGGCAACCTTGCCGTCCGTGTTTCCGTAACGGTTGCAGATTGCCCTTCGGAAGCATCATTGACAGAAGATGTATCACTACCCCTAAAGAACGGCTTCTTCTGCAAAAGAGCATCTACGTTCTGTAATAAATATAGTTTTTTCTCTTCCCGTGTCATTTGTCTGCGTCAATTAGGTTGTAATACTTCATACAGGCCTCCTTGCTCGGCATAGCTGAACATTCTCTCGAAGTCCACTTACAGATAATATCGTGCTTCTGAGGAACGACTATGATTCTTCTCTGTCCTTCTTCTTCTTCGATGTTGAACTTGTCGTTCAGCTTCACACGTGCATCCAACACGACCTTGCTTGCTTTGATAAAAGTGTCTGAATCTCCACTTGCTTTCGAATCGTCGGCAATCTGTTTCATCTCCAATATTTCTTTTAGCAATGCTTCCCGGTTCTCGTCCTTTGATATGGTAGTCACTGCACCTATCCCGAAAGGTTTCAACTTTTCTGCAAGCGTGGATAGCACCTTGCTTGAAGGCTTTTCATCATCTTGGTAAGCTACTTTTGCGGCAAGAGCTTTATCCACGAAAGAATCGCACATCACCAAATAGGCAACGTCCCTTACCCTTGCTTCAATCCCTTCCGTTTTAAGGGAATTGATAATGTCCTTTATGTCATTGTAACTTATCATATCCTAATACCATAAATGTTCATCGTAAATACTTCCTTCCGTAACCAAACCTTTAGTCTGTTTCGACTCCTCAACGCTATTGTAATACCCAGCCTGCACCTCATTACCATATTCGATGTTTGCACAAGGCAACATCCGCATTGCACACGGGTCTAACAAGTCCATTGACCGACCTTTCCCAAGCATTTGGTTCATTTTCTTCTTGTTCCAAAGCCGTTTCTTTCCGCTCTGCATATCATCGAACCGCACAACGGAGCATTCTTCCATAAACTCATTCTCAACCGTTACTTTGTACTTCAAGTTTTGGTGCGTGTAAGTCTGCACGGCAAGTTTATCGTCAAATGTCAAGTTACCAGCTTCTATCATCTTGCATAATCGGATATAGCACATATCCTTTACAGTCATTGCGGTAAGCTGATAAAGGCCGAAAGGCTTATTGAGTGATATGTAAGGTACGGCATCCGGTATGTAGTCGTTGAAGTAACGTCCGGCGGTAGCGTCAAAAATGATATGGCTCTCTGCCGTGTCATGCTCAAACGCGAATGTCTTTACCGCCATAGCGTTCTCTCTCGGAGTTGACTTGCTGAGTATGAGTATGTCGTATGCGTGAAATCCGTCCCATGCAAGGGCTACAAGGTTGTCAGTACCGTAGTCTGCCAAGTCAACGGTTATCCATTTGTCACCGTTTACAGCCGGGTTGTTGTTGAATACTCCTTGTGCGGAATTGGACTGTATAGGTATCTTTTCGTCTGAATCAGGGTCAGCATTATAATTTACGCCAATAAGTCCAGCGGCTGAACGAGTACCAGAAGCTGCAACTGAACCAACATATCCTGCATTGCCTCCCATAAGAGCTTCATTTTCATCAACTGTGCCCTCGTATAGGGTAAACGATTTGATAAAGTCTTGATATTTCGCTTTACCTTTCAAGTCTTTAATCAAACTATCTATTTGTATCTTACATTTGGCGTAAACCTCTTCTTTTGAATCGCCCCAAACAGTATCATCAACAGTAGAACCTGCAACGAAAAAGAAACGTACCTTCCCTATCCTGTCAGGAATGCCCTTCCCATCAACTCCTACATACCAATCTATAAACCTTCTCGTCCAATGTGTCCGTTTAGGGTTGAATGTAGCACGGAATTTCCCTGTAAATGTTTTGCTTTTACCACGATTACGGGATTGAATATAAGTAAACACTTCCCATGGCATTTCTGTAAGCTCGTCAATAGCGATTGCGTCATATTGCCATCCTTTCGCGCGCTCCCTCATTCTGTCTATATTCGTTGGGTCTATATAAGTAAGGTCGCAATACGCTCCGCTTGAAAATGATATTCTCGGAGTATCGGCTTCTTTAACTTTTACATATTCTCCGAATATATCTTTAAACGTATCGACAAATCCCCCTCCTGCTTTTTGATTTCCAAGACTTCTACGACTTATCAAACATCTAAAATCAGGGTCAAGCATTAACGGTTCAGCAAATCCAAGAACAAGAGAGTATGACTTCCCGTTTCCTACCCCTCCAGCACCGAAACATATATCCACGTTAGTTGAAGCAAAGTAGGTTTGGAAGCCTGGGAAGGGCTTCTTCACTATCGCATTATGTACTTCTTGCTCTTTCATCAAGAGCAAAAATACCCATTAATAACAAAGTAATATATATGTAATCTAATACTTATTTATCACTGTGATAAATAGCTTGATTTGTTTATGATTATACATTTTTATTAAAGCATTACTTTCGCACATAATCATTATAAATTCATACTGTATGAAATTTACGAAAGAGCAGCTTTCAGAAGCACTGAAAGCAAAACTCACCAACAACGGCAAGAAAAACTTGGCTATGAGTGAGAGAAGTTTCAATGAGGAAGTAGAAGACATCTACACCGATTTGGAAGAGAGTGGTAACGACGAAGAATTGGAGCTGGAGGATGTCGTAGGCAAAAAGATTAAACGCTTGGAGCGTATCGACAACAATGTACGCAACGACAATTCAAAGTTCGTAAAGGAGTGGGAAAAGAATCACCCCACAAAGGACGATAAGGACAAAAAGGATGATGACAAGGACGAAAAAGGAGACGAAAGCAAACTGGACAAGTTGCTTGAAGAACTCCAAGACTTGAAATCAGAGCGTGAGGAAGAAAAGAAAGCTAAGGCAATCTCCGAAAAGCGCAACCATCTCAAATCAGCCTTGAAAGGGAAAGAAGTCAAGAACGAGGATTGGATTAACGACCAGCTCGAACTGATTCACATTGATTCTGAAACTGACGTTGACGCTCTGACAGAAAGACTGGTAAAGAGCTATAACAAGTTCAGTGCAAACACACCGCCTAATATCACTCCAGGAGGCGCAGGAGGAGGTTCAGAAAAGACAGATGACTACGCCGATGTGGTTGCTATCGTGAAGAAGCAATCGCACAGAGAAGAAAAACAATAATCATTTAAAAACTAAAGAAAATGGCAGATTTTTATCAGCAAATCCTATTGAACAGCGGCTACCTTCCCGGTAGAGCGTTGGTTCAGGCTCGTGGAAGCATTGGTGGACACCGCTATGTTTTCGTGAAATTGCAGATGAGCGGAAAGGACGCGCTTGTATTCCCTACTACGGGATGCGTTATCAAGAATCCGTTCAAAGGGAATGCCCGTGCTTTTGCAGGAACTCTGTTTGAGTACAATCCGGATGGTACTGGTTATATTTTGAAA